GGGCCTCCATGGACAGGCGGGCCTGCGACAGGGCCGTGGCGGCGCTCACGACGAGCCGGTCGGCGTCGGGGTCTCTCAGCACCCAACCGGCTAGAAGGGCGGCCAGCAGCGTCTTCCCGTGGCTGCGCGGCACCGAGAACGACACCACCCTGCACCGCTCACGCCTGGCGATGGTGTCGGCCAGCACCGGGACCCAGTACGGGTACAGCACCACGTCGGCAGGCAGCGTGGCAGCGAATGCGTCCACCACCGCCCCGTCGTAGCCGCCTGCCTCGGCGCGTCGAGCGTAAGCCGTGAGCGAAGCAGCCGTTACGTCAGACACGCCGCCGCTGGCTGCGGTGGCGTACGCCCATGCCGTCGATGTTTCAATGATGGATGAATGCATACGGCGATACGCTGTCGGGCGGTGACGGGTGGACAAATTCGGGCGTATACCCCCCCTATGGGGGGGGACCCTCATTTTTACGCTGAAAACGCGGTTTTTGGCGTTTTGCGCTCATTGAAACCGCGTTTCTGCGCTGCTATGGGCCTTCTTGTGACAATCGGCGCATAAGAACGCCACATTGGATGGATCGAACTCTTTTGCAGGGTCGTCCACCACTCTGACCTTGTGGTGTGCCTCGAGGTCGTCAACGATGGCCTTGCACTGCTCGCATGCGTAGATGCCTCGAGCACGTCGCAGCTTCTCCTTGAACCTGTGCCAGGGTGCTCCCCGCCCCTTGCCCTTGTGCTCGGGCTTGGGCGGAAGCATCGGGTCCCACTTGCGCGGTAGGCCCATCAGGGATCCCGCATCCGCTGGGCCTCGAGGTCCCGCAGGAACTGGGGCACGTCGTGTAGGCGTAAGACGATCAGCCACTCACAGTCGTCGGCGCGCATCAGAAGCGCCGTGTGGTCGAGCCTGATGGCGCTGGCCGCCTGGTCAAGTTCTGCCCGCTGCATGATCGACTCGACGCCCAGGCGGGCGTAGCGCTTGACCTCCCACTTCCAGAACGTCATCGACGTGTCGAGGTCGCTGGCGCCGTCGACGCCGTTGCGTGCTGCCCGCTCGGCAGCGATGCCTAGATGCTTGCGCAGCATCTCGGCGGCTTCGAGTTCGCCCCTGGCGCCCTTGTTGCGCTGCATGCGTCCCATCAGCCAGTCCCGTCTGCCAGTCGGCGCTCGATTTCGTTCGTCTCGTAGTGGGACAGCCTGGCGCGCAGCCTGGCGTTCTCGACCTCGAGCATGCGCAGCTGCGCGTAGACGTGATCCCTATCGCGCCTCAATTCGACGGCCCGGTCCGCTAGGGCCTCGATGGCCTTAACGGTTGATTCAATCTCACTAAGCTTCATTCTGCACCTCCTTTTTTGGCAGTGACTTCGCAAGGGCAGCGAAACGGACTTCCTGCGCCAGTTCGCGCATGTCGATGGAAAGTAGGCAAAGACGTTCGAGCCACTGGCGTCTTTCGTTCTTGGATTCCGCAAGCGCATCCGCGGCTTTGTCGGCTGCCTGAACGGCTTTGTCACGCTGGAACCGCATTTTGCTTTGTTGCTGAACCACCGCCAAAAGATTGTGAATCAGATTGAGATCATCGTGTAACTGCTTGTCGAATGGCTTGCCCTCCTTTTGCATTTCCTCTCTTAGGTCGCGGAGCGATTTCTCTTTCATTCGGAGTTGCGCCACCATCTCTTCGTAGAGCAGCTTCTTCATTTGTCACCTCCTCGACCGCCGGGTGCGGTCGGCCCATAGGCCGATCCGTCATCCCGCCGGTCGATGGCTTCTGCGAATCGTTCCACCATCTCGTCCGACAGGCGGTGCGTCGGTAGACGCAGTCCGCCTGCGTCTCTGATTCCGTTGGGGGGGGTTGACAAACCCCCAGTGCTGGAGGTATGAAGCGCCCTGCGGGACGATGCTTCGCTAGGGCTCGCACGCTCCTCGGGTGCTTCATCTCCCAATGGGGGGGTTCTAGGGGGGGCCGCCAGTAGCGCCCGCCCGCCGTCGACAAACTGCTGGAAGTGTCCGGGCTCTGTCAGGTGCCAAGCCCCCTTGTCATCATGGCGCGGCAGCGTCGACAGCAGTGCCTCGACGTGTAACAGCGCGTCACATTGGTCCTCCCTGGGCAGCGGCTCGCTGTCCTCGAGGTCAGCGAACCACGACCCGTCGCCGGGCTTGACCCACAGCGCCTTGGGGCGGCCGCCCGCCCTCTCGGCCTCCCTTGCCGTGCGGAACGGCCCAGCGGCCTTGCCCGTGCCCCGTGGCGCGAACGACCAGTAGGACACGATCCGAGCCGCCATGGATGGCTGCTCGGCGTCGTACCGGGGCACCAGCCTGCCGTAGCCCTTCTGCAGGTACTCGACCGTGATGGTGTTGCCAGTCTTGGATTCGCGGGCCCGCTCGATGGCGAGCGCCACCAGCCGCTGGTCGAGTTTGCTGAACCGCTCATGGAACCCCTGCTGCTGGGCCTCGGGCGCTCGAGTCAGCGCCGGGAAGGCTCGGAGCAGTGAGTGCCAGTTGGCCCCCCACGACGCCTGGTCCTCGTCAGAACGGCAGATCATGGTGATCCCCCAGGTCGATTGGCGTGGCCTTCTCGGCACGCTCGAAGTTCCAGTAGCGCTTGCCGTCCTTCTCAGTGCTCGTCACTCCGGTCAGCCGGATCGTGGCCCCTGCCCCCTCGGGCTGGGTCCACGACCGGAAGGACGAGAAGTACACGCCGCCCTGGCTGGTGGTCGACCACAGCAGCACGCGGGTGGGCTTTTTGGGCCCGTCCGGCAGTTGGATGCTGATGATCTTGCCGACGGCGTCGGTGTAGTACGTCCTCGAGCGGCTGCTCGGCACGTCACCTTCGCGGGCCCGCCACACTGGCCGCAGCTCCTCGGGCTTGTACGCGCACGGGTACGGATCTGGCGCGTCATTCGGCAGGTCCGGGGCGTAAGCCATTGGTGCCGGTGGGTCGAACGGGACGACAGCCGCGGGCGGGGGCACCGGGATCGAGGGGGTGAGGGAAGCACCCCCGCTAACCCGGCGCGGATCCCCCCGCCCTTCGGCAGCTTCTCCGTCGTCGTCATCACCAGCCGGAACGGCGGCAAGGCTTGAGAGGCTGTAGCGCCTGGCGTACGTCAGCGCCGAGCCGATGGCCTGCGGAGTCGGTCGCTCAACAGGCAGGCTCAGGGTCGCGGCGAACCACTCGCCACTGTCCGCGTGTACCAGGGTGGTCGTGCAGCAGGCGAAGCCGTCGGTGAACGACGATGCCTGCAGGATCGCGATGCCGTTGGCCGCCAAGTGCGGGCGGCAGGCTTCGTCGATGGCCGCCAGGTCGGCGTACCGGCTGCGGAAGTGCGGGTTGGTGGCGTCCTTGATGGCCGGTCGGATGGACCGCTGGGCCGCTGCCAGCGCCTTGGCGATGGCGCCGATGGTTTCGCTGTGCTTCAAGCCCCCACCTCCCCATACATCCAGCCAGTTTGCGGGTCGATGTCGGACAGCGGCAGGCCATCGTCGGCCAGTTCAGACAATTCAGGACGTTCCATGTGAGTGACTCCAAACCACACGACGGAGAAGACGCAGACGGCCCCAAAGGCCGCCTGCTGTGGTCAGAATCAACGTCCCCTTTTTACGTCCGCTTTAAGTAATAACCTTCAAACCATTCGATTATCACTAAACAGAACACATATTAGCGGACGTGCTTTCAGCCTGAAAACGCGGCTTTTGGGCGATGATTCGGACCATAGTTACCAACGGTGTGGACGTTGGTTATCACTTGATATCGTCACTCTTTGCACCTGTCTATAGGTCCGAGGTGCGATTATCCGCTTTTTCTGCCACAACACGGCTTGGGCGGCTGGGTGTCGACGGTGACGGCCACCCATTTGCCGAGCGGGCACGACTCTCGAGCGACCCGAACCTTGGCACCAGTGAAGCAGCCGCATGTGCGGCACCGTCCAGCGTCGTGTTGGTCGCAGGCCATGCAGATTGCCCAGCGCGCTTGGTAGTCGGTTTGGCTAGCTGCGCCCAACCCAGTGGCAGCCCTGGCCACACCGACAGCACCGCGGATGATGTCGCCAACCGTCGGCTTCCCGTCCACCTCAATATTGCCATCTCTGTCCTGAGTCCATTTCATGGCGTCTGCCTCGTCACGATGATGTTGCGCACGATGCCGTGCGCCTCAAGCGCCTCCATTGACAACCAGTCAGGTGTTGGGCCAGCCACTGTTTCGCACGGCTCGCATTCATCGTTGACGGTTGTCACGTTCACCGTCGTGGTGGTTGTCGAGCCGCCCAATTGACCCGGAAGACCATTGACGTCAAACGGACAGTAATTGAGGGTTTCAACATCAAAACCGTTTGGCGCGTCTAGGTTGAATGTCCCAGCAATTGACCCGCGTAGCAGCGTGAACGTTCGTTGGGCCGCTGCTCCAGTTACTCGGTAGAGACGCTCGTCGACAGGACCCTCGTAAATTAAACGGAGCGTCTGATTTTCGTACAGCGTTGGACCTACCGATGTCACGAAACCATTCGCAATAGCCGACCAAACATAGGAAACCAGCCGATATGGCCGCTGGATTGCGATACTGACGTCAAGGTAGCTGCGGCAGCAGCATCGTCCCGCAGCGCACGGCGTGCCACCATTACCGCCCAGCGTGCACGGACCGCATTCTGATTGCGTGCCTCCCGGGCAAATGTTGGCTCGATGCAGGTACGTCAGGTCGGACAAACCAGTGCCCGACGTTTGGTCGACCGTAAACGTGGTTTGACCGTTTCGACGCATCCGAATGTCGCCGCCACCCTTTACTAGTTGGTCGAACTCATATTTGTCGTCGATGACATAACTGAGATCGCCACACAGTTGACTGTCAGACAGTCGCAGCGCGTAGCTACTTTCGAACGAATACAGATTGGTCAGATAGTTCGGTGCTGGGCCCTGATAGCAATCGGGGAACAAGTCGCTGCATTGAACGGGATAGGTGTCAGCGCACCCGACATTTGTGACCGTCTTAGGTGTTCCGCACCTGACCGTTTTGACCATTCGAGGCAATGAATCAGGTCGACGCACAACGTAGAAACACCCAAAATAGGTGCGCTCGACGCTGATACTCGTTAATGCCATCACGTCGAAATACTTGTCAACCGGCGTGTCCGTTGGATCTGTGCATGACGGCCCAGTGACGCAGCATTTGTCACGCTGGGTGCCCGAGGCGTAGCAAGCCGACGTCTCGATGGTTGGGTTGTCAGTCAGCGACGTGTACGCGTAGTTTGCAAACGTCCCGAGCACCTGCCCAATGTCGATAGTTGTGGTGTATGTGAAGTCGCCTAGCCCGCCATAGGCCAGTGGGCAATCGTCCACTTCAAAGCAACCACCGCAGCAGCACGAACGTGTGAGCATCAGATCTTCTGCTTCTTGCACAGCCACACGCCGACGCCGACACCGATGACGCCGAGCAAAAGAGCAAACCAAACGCTACCGAGGAATGATGCCATTACCGCCTCTTCTTTCTTGGTCGGCTGGGAGTGCGAATCGGAGCGGCACGCCGGAATGCCGCGTCGAAGGTTGAATCGGCCCGGCGCAGCTCGGCGACAGCCGCCAGTGCTTGGTCCGGGGTCAGGTCGATGAGACTTGCCGTCAATTCGGCTGCCTTGCGCTCGGTCGGAGTCACAATGCCCAGCCAGCCCTTGATGAACTTGCCGACGCCTGTGTGCCAAACGAGAAACACCACACCGATGACGGCCAGGGCGATGCAAACCCAGACGAGAGGGGCCACCCACCAGGGCACCTGGTCCTCCACGCCGGTTAACGCCATGTAGATCACGTCCACAGCGTCGAGGATACGGGCCTGCTCGCCTTGGCCGGCCACGGCTTCGGTCTTGATGACTGGCAGGCTCGGCTGCGGCGCATCGGCCTCGACGGCGATGCGCTCGAACCGCTGACCGCTCGAGTGCGCCAGCCGCCGCACCTCGGTCGTGTTCGAGGCGATGCGCTCGGACGGGCCTGCGCAGCCGGTCAGTACGACCGCAACCAGTAGCGCAGCTCTCACGGCTCCTCAGGCTCCGCGAAGGTGCTGCCGTCGTAGGTCCAGCCGATCGAGCACGCTTGGCCTGCTGCGACGGCGACAACCTGGGCGCCAGCAGGCGGCTGCCACCGGCTGGTATCGCCGTCCCAAATAATGAGGTTTTCCACCACGCCGCCGACGACCAATGCCCACCGCATGCTGCCTCCTAGAAGTACGTCACCATGACCACCAGCCCGCCGCCGCCACCGCCACCAGCGCCGCTGCTGTAGCCGTTCTCGCTCGCAGCCCCTCCACCGCCACCTCCACCGTAGGAACCGCCTGCACCGCCTGCCTGCCCGGCCTGCGCCAGTCCTGAGCCGCCGCCACCGCCGCCGGTGGACGTCATGCCGTTGCTGACGCCAGCCTGGGGCAGTTCAGGGTCGTCCGTGTTGCCGCCGAGGGCAGTGGTGCCGATGCGCGCTGTGCCTGAACCGTCGCCGCCGAACCCGTACAGATTGGCCGAGGTCAGGCCTGCCCCGCCGCCACCGCCGCCACAGCCCTTGGCGTAGATCGCTGCGGCTGCGCCGTTGCGGGTTGCGCCCGCTCCCGCCGCGCCACCGTCAAACATTCCGCCCGTTTGGGCCGCGCCCGCGGAACCGCCTGCGGTCGTTCCTCCCTGCCCGAGGTTCCCGCCGACAGCTCTGCCGTAGTCGCCTGGTGAGTTGCCCAGGCGAGTCGTGCCACCGTTGCCGCCGGGCGCCCCGTTCGTGTCGTTAGTCGTTCGAGCTGCGCCAGCCGTTCCGCCTGCGCCGATGGTGACCGACACGGTCGCAGGGAGCGCCGAAGCATCCCACGTCGTCTCAGTCACTGCGGCCCCGCCGCCACCGCCGCCGCCACCTCGAGCGCTCGCCGCCGCCCCGCGGCGCCCGCTGCCACCGCCACCTCCACCGCCGACCATGATGCCCCAAACGATCTTGGCGCCAGTCGGCTTGGTCCAGGTTCCGCTGCCGGTGAACACGTCGACCTGCGCCTTGCGGCCATCAATCTTGGCAATCGTGCCGCCGTCAAGCTCGAAGTACAGAGCGCCGTCCGCCGTGTTGATTGACGGTTCACCTACCAGCAGTTGCGCAACGGTTGGAACCGCTCCGGGGGTGCTCGAGCGCTTGAACCGGATTTGGTCGGGCATTAGTACGTCCCCCCGTCGACAGAACTGAGCAGTGCCGCCACGCATTCACCGTCCCACGCATTCATGCGCTCGAACAGGGCCACCGACTGCCCGTCAGCCCGGTACATGATGAACGCATGCACAAACGCGTCGTCAGGCACTTTCAGCAGCTGGAACCCCTGCGTGTTGGCGCGGGTGGCATTGACGCCACCGGCTGCCGTTCCTGCCGTGTTCCCGTACTCCGCTAGGTTGTAGGCCGTCACCTCGGTCAGTTCAGTCAATCCCACGGTCGTCAAACTGGTTGGTGTGGCGCTTGGCTGCGCCTTGCGGAGGGTGTATTCCCACCGATTGGCCCCGATTGACGACGACCCAACGACCTGCATGGCATGCCACTGCCGCGTGACGCCGGGCGCGACTAGCAACGCCTCGAGCTGCGAGCGGTTGGCGTTGATGAACTGCGCCGCAAAGACGAGTGAGTTCTGAGTGTCTGCCGACACCCCGATTGGCCCGTAGACGGTTGGTTGCAGAAAACCTGTCATACCCATGCCGGTGCTGGCACTGACGCCAGGCTGAGGATTTCAGTGGGCAGGATGTTGCCTGCAGTGGCAAATGCACCCGTCGACTCGTATGGCTGGAACCACACCACGCGCCCGCAAACCTTGACTGTCGATCCGCCAAGTGACTGGCTCGAGTCGTTCCAGATTGATCCGTCAGCCGGATTGCGCAGCACCATCTGTTCAAGGTGAAACCACTCGTCATCGACGAACGTGTAGATGTCCATTTTCATCTGGTCAGACACATACCGCTCCTCGTACGACTGAAACAGAATCTGTCCGGGAACAGCTCCTAGGAAATTGTCGCTGTTGCGCTTGTTGATGAAGGAGAGCGGGTTTACTGGAACATTTGTATAGCCGATCCCCGTTGCAGGCTCGTGGACGAGGAACTCCAGCCGAATGATGCGCTGGCGCACCGCATACTGAATCGGATTGCCCATCACGTTGGTTGCCAAGCCGTTACTGATCAACGTGGACGGCGGCCATGTGACGTTGCCGCCGACGGGGAATGATCCAGCCGGTGATCCGCTCGTGAAACCCGCCTTAGGTCGGATGTACTGGGCCGCGTTGCGGCTGTTGCTCTGGTAGGTGATTTTCAGGCCGCGGTAAGGCGACTCACCAACTAGCGTTGCCTTGGCTGTCTGTGTGACGATGTAGCAGTTGTTTTTGTTCGGATGCGCAGCTACGTCTATATCCGTCACAATCATCTGGGCGAGCCCAGCGTCTACCGACGAAACCGCCAGCCGCATGCCGATCGACTCAATAGCTGTAAACGGTGCTGCCTGCGCCTTAATCAGTTTCCAAATGTCCCAGCCGTCCTCGCCGGAGCCGTCGTGGTTCAGGGTGTTTTGCACCACCATGAACTGCGTGCGCAGGACTGATTCAGCAGGCTCTACGCCGATGCTAAAGGACTGATTGGCGTGCAGCCGTTGGATTTCCCAAGCCATCAGCGCTTCCCCTTCGTGTTGCGCTCAATCTCGAGCAGCGCGTAGGTCTGACGCTCAAGTTGCATGCGCGTACCCTCAAATGAACCAATGTCTTGGCTTGCCATGGCTAGCCCCGCCTGATTGCGCGTCGCCCCCAAGTCGAAGGCAGCCTGATTGGTTTCCGACATGTCCCCGATGCCATACGCTCCGAGCACGTTTCCTGACAAAAACTCGGAAAACCGCGCACCTGATGCTTGGATGTTGCCCTCGACAGCCCGGACGATGTTGGACATGAACTTGCCTGGCTCAGTCATGAATGACGTAAGCGAACGACCAGCCGCGGTTGATGGCCCCTGCGCCATTAGGCCAGTCATCATTTCCTCCTCCGCCCTTGCCGTCATTCCCCTCGCCGCTGCCTCGTCCATTCCTGCTGCCACCATGCGCTGACCTACTTGCATCTTCCGCAGGTCGGCGCTGATCTGCGCTTCATGCATCTTGTGCGAAAACGGGAACATCAGTTCGTCTCTAACCTTGCGAGCCTCGGCATGCGCCTGCATGACGTTGCTGATGAAACCCATCATTGGCATCGCCATAGCGGCGCTAACTGAACTGCCGATCCGATTGGTTGCACCGCGCAGCTTCTCGAGCTCGCCGGTGACCTGCTGCCCCATCTTGCGCAGGCCAGTTACGTCGGCGTCGACCCCGATTGAGAGTCCGAGTTTTGCCATACCGCAATCCTTTCGAGAGTCGCCATCCAGTCAGCCTGGCGCGGCTTGCGCCAAGGTTCTACTACTCGCACCGGCTGCCCAGTCAGCCGGTATGTCAGGACCGCCAGAAGGTGCTCTATGCGGTCCTCTGGGGTCCATTCCAAGGGTTTGCCATCACCCCCTTGATCAGCGCCGTCGCAAGGTGCACGTCCAAGCCGTTGCCGCCAGGCACACCGTCGACTCGCGTGCAGTTCTCGAGAACGAAGGTTTGTTTGGCCTCCTCCTCGAGCTGCTCAACCTTGCGCCACTCGGCGACGGTCAAAGGCCTGACTGCCAGCGTGGCTGGGCATCCGGCAATGGATTCATCAGTAAAGGACCGCCACATGTCAGGCCCGCGCCACAGTGATTTCGCCGGTGTACTGCCACGACACCGAGGCAGACTGGACGGCATCGTTTGACCAAGACGGGTTGTATCCCGTGATGATCGCCGAGCCGCTGAAGTCCACGCCGCCGGAGGCAGCGCCAGACGCTGCGATGGCGACCGCAATGGATGCCGTGCTGGGCGTGGCACCGGCGAACTTCTGCGCCAAGGTCAGAGCCGTCGCATTGTCCATGTGGATCGTTGCCGATCCGGTGACCGTAGGCCGACCTTGAATGGCCACTGAGAGCGCACCATTCAACGGGGTCGCATCGACCGCCGTGCTCGATGCGGTGATGCTGATATCGGTAGCGTCGACGGTCGTGCCGCCAAAACTGATCGTTGTGCCATTGCTGATGACTGCCATGACTTAGCCTCCTGTTGCCCAAATGCGGTACGTCTGACGAACCACCCGCGGGCCGTCGTCCGTGCCTTCCTGATCGTCCATTCGCTCGACGTCCTCGCCGTCGGTAGCGCTCCACTGAATCTTGGTTCCATCCACAGTGCCGTAGGTGGTGTTGTCGTTCAGCACGGCAGACACGGCGGCCGCGAGCGCTCGAGCGCCTGACAGCGACGTGGCGATGCAGTCGATGGCCACCGAGAACTCGTCCAGTTCGGTCGTCCCGGTCAACGTGCGCACCGGCGTGCGGCTATCCACGCTGTAGACGATGGCAGGAAGCGCCGTGCCCTCGCGGCGCCACTCCGGGCTGACGCGGGTGCTAACGAGCCCGGATACGCCCAGGTCGTCGGTGAGTCTGCGCCGTAGTGCGGTTTCGATGCTCATTTCTTGGACACCTTGATCCGCGCCTTGCGCGCCAGTTCGGTCAGTTGCGTCTCGATGACCAGCGCCAGGTCCTCCTTGAGGACCTCTGGCGGGAACTGCTGGTACGTGGCCCGCTTCACGTGCCACTGGGCCCGGCCGCTGTCCACGATGGGAGCGATGTACGACCTGGGGCGCCGCTTGTACCGGAAGCCGGTGCGGCTGGTGGTCTTGAGCCCGCGGGTGTCACCCATCGACTGGATCACCTTGCTGGACGCCTTGCGCAGGCTTTCCTGTCCGCCGTAGCTGCGGTGGGTGGCGCCGTGCGTAAGCCAGTTCTGCTTGTACGTCGTCGCCAGTCGCTTGAGGCTGCGCCGCAGCAGCTGCTTGAACAGGTTGCGGCTGACGCGGTCGGGGAGCTCGAGGAAGACCTGTTCGGCTGCCAGGAACGCCCGCTGGGCGCGCTGGCTGGCTCCGGCACGCATGATGCCCAGGTTCTCCGAAGCGTTGACCTGGCGTTCCATGAAACGCTGGTAGTTGCGCAGGTGCTCCGGGGTATTGAACGTAGCGCCGCGGCGAAAACTCATGCCGTCACCTCGAGCGCTTCGCAGTGGAGTTCCATCCGGCCCAGCGTCGGGTCCAGCACGCCGGTGACCTCGAGCACGCGATCGGCCTTGCCGGTCTCGCGGAGCAGAATCCTGCTCTTCACCGTCACCGAGTCGATCCAGGGCAGGACGAGCCGCCACGCCGTCTGCCCGCGGTTGATGTCGACTGAGTCGATCGACCGCCCGTCGGCGGACTCGATGTGGCCCAGCACAGTGGCCACGGTCGACCAAGTCTTGGTGGCCTGCCCGTAGGTATCCACGGACGCGGTGTAGTTCTGCACCGCCATCTCATGTCGGAACATGCCTCGAGGGATCATCAGTGCACCCCGTGCTCCCCGAGCATGTCGAACAGCATCTGCTGGGCCTTGCCCTCGATGGCGCCAGTGCTATCGCCGCGGTCGGCGTAGAGGCGCCCGCACAACTGCAGCGCCAGCATGTTGATGTAATGGTCGGCCACCAACGTGTTCCAGTTGATGGTCACCGGACGGTTCCAGCCGTCCTCGATGAGCACTGCGACCCGCTCGCCGTCCCAGTGCTGCTCGGGGTTCTCGGTTTGCGTCACCGAGTCGTCATCGACGTAGACCGCGGTGATGGCTGACGCCGTGTTGACCGGCTGAATCGGAAGCACCACCCAGGTGTCCCCTTCCTCGGACACCTTGTATGAGCGCTCGAGTGCCTGCATAGCCAAGCCGGTGCAGCGCTCGACCGTCTCGCGCACGGCAGGCAGCAGGATGTTGCCGATGTACGCGTCGTCCTGCGCGTGGAAAATGCGCAGGTGACTCTTGATATCGCTGGTGGTGAGTGCTGGCATCTTGAAAAGACCGGGGGGGGTGTCCCCCCCGCCGGCCCGGGGTCACATGGAATCGATCAAGCCTTGTTCGTGATCAGGGTGCCAGCGCGGTTGTCCACGATCTGGGCGTCAGACCGCATCGAGCTGCGGTAGTTCACGATGCCCGTGCTGCTGTTGGTGTACGGGTCGACGATGAACTGAACTTCCTTGCGGTCCACGATGCGGTAGGCCCGCGAAACGTCACCGAAGAAAATCAGGTTGGACTCGGTGCCCGAAACGAACGTCGGCGCGTCCTGCGCGATGTACACGGGACGCCCCATGAGCAGGCCAGCGGCGCCCTCCTGAACCATCATGCCCTGCATGCCGTCGTACAGGTAGGTTCCGGTGGTGGCAGCCTTGAGCTGCAGGAGCGCAGCCCAGGTGGCCTGGTTCATGATCCAAGACCCGTTGTTGGCGTACGCCGGAGGCAGGCTGGTGTAGGCAGCGATGACATCATCGAAGTCGGGAGCGGTCGAGGTCGCGCCCGTCTTGATGATGCTGTTCCAGTCCGTCGAGGAGTAGAACAGTCCGCGCTCTTGGGCCGAG